AGCTACGCTGGCGTTTCGTACCAGTTGGGGTATTCGCGGAGCGGATTACTCCGTGGCCGCCACAACTGACCCTATTCGGAACGCCAGCGTAGCTAGCGCACGCCCATCTCTTTCCCTATAGCCTCTCTCCACGCATTTATAAAAGAGAAGCACTCCTTATGAGTGCTCTCCCTTTTGGTTATTTGATTTTTCGACTTGCCTTTATCCTTCCGATAATAGCCAACATGCCTCCAGCAGCTGTGGACATGACTATAAATAAATCAGCCAATTGTACTTGGGTATCAGTATCAATTACGATACCCACTAACCCGGCACAAGCCGATGCCACCGCTATAATTCCCCCTATAATTGCTTGAGATTGCCACCACTTCTTAATTTCCTCATCCCTCATTTGATTTCACCCGCCTTATATTTCTTGATCACTTCGGCTAATGTGTCCATCGCAGTATCTCCAGACATATGGAGGACATTTGGATGACTAATTGGAGGTCCTCCGACATTGAATACCTTGTCAGCCGCTTGTGCATCGGCATGAATTGATGTAGCTCCGTTACGATTGAATATAGCCACACCGCCCAGCAGGTTAGATATACCATTACCTGCGGACTGATCTTCTGACGAGAAGATTACTACAACTCTCTTCACGCTTTTAGTACCTCCCTCGAGTCTTTTTTTCAATTCGTAGATATATCTGTCATAAGGAAATCTATCCCCAGGACAATTCGTAGCGTACTGATCTTTATGTCGCCTAACTTTTGCTTTCGTAGGAAGAATCCCCCGAGTACGACATTCACGTTCAGCTACATTCAAAGAGGATTGAAATTGGGCTTCTGGCATGTCATGTAGCATGAAATTACCTATATGAGAAATTGACAGAGATACCTGATTCATGTTATGCGTTTGCCCTGGGGCGATTCCAGGATCGTGAGCACCTGCCCAATAAGGATCTCGTCCCTTTTCCACCGTACCATCTGCACGAATAATCCAATTGTACCCAATATCCCCAAATCCACGAGACAAATGGCTACGACGAATTTCTGCCGCATCGGCCTCATTTCCTGCGGTATGGTGTAGATCCAACAATGTAATTTTTTCCGTTCTTATATACATATTACCCACCTCCAACTTGCAATGTTATGTTAAGTATCTTCTGCAGTAGGAATGAGACAAAAGCAATTGTGGCCAGAACTGTTGACCAGAATAATTGTCTTTGCCCCGCAGTAACTACCCTAATCTTATCCTCGAATGCAATGAATTTCTTATCACAATCGGCACATTTGAGTTTACATTCGGCTTTATTCATAAAGTCATTCTTCATTCCTACGAGAGATAAATTAACGCCATTAACCAGATCAGTAAGTTTGTCAATCTTTTTGTCTAAAGAGGCAATTTCAGACACTTTTACACCAAGCTCAGCCACTTTTCTTCCAATATCAACATCTTCTCCCGTCATATGCTACCCCTCTTTCAACAACCTTGTCGGTATAAAAATAAAGCTTTTTATACTCTAGTTAACTAGGAAATTACCTTATAAGCAGTTGCCGTGCGGAGCTTTTGTATATTCACTCCGGTTTGGTAATAAGCAATGTACATGTTATCAAGAGCATCAAAGATAATACGCTTTGGTACAATATATGCAGACGTACATAGGCTCCACATTACTTTTCCTGAAGGATTCAACTTGTACAGGTAGGGCTCAATTCTGTAAGGGTATGTGTGTGCTACACTGCGAGAAATATATATGTTATTCTCTGAGTCTAATGCAATGTTCGAACCACTACGTGGAATGTTTGACCACCAAATTTCATTTCCAGAAGAATCAAATTTACGTAGAATTTTACCCTGCTGATTTATATCATAAACAACAAGTACATTATCTTCATTATCTACAGCAGCGGAAACATAGTCTGCTCCTGTTATGTCCGTATTCGACCAGACCGTCACGCCGTTTGGATCTATTTTGACTACGCCACTAGCAACGCCGTACTCATCTACCCACGTAACGTACACGTTTCCTGATGAATCCGTGGAAAGACTTTGGGTAGTACCGTATTCCATGACCCAGTGTCTCCACAATATATTTCCAAAGCTATCTAATTTATGCACAAACTGATAGCCATCCACGCCGCCGCTAACTGCTACGTATATGTCCCCTGAATTATTAACGGCGATATGACTACAACTGCCTCTGTTATAATGGTCGCTTTCCATCTCTAGTCCTGTTTTAGACCATATAATTGTACCGTCAGTAGTCATTTTCTGGAGTGCTATGTTATTCCAATAACCAGTATAGGATACGTACAAATACCCTGAGTCTAAAACAACATTGACCGCATACGCCACGGCTGATTGTTCCCAGATAGGGCTTCCATCAGGAGCCAATTTACATAAGGTTACCTGCCCCAAGGCCCTATTAAGAGTAACATACATATTGCCATCTGAATCTACTGCAATTCCTGTTGTGCTGGACAAACCTGTTTTACTCCAGAGTTCTTGAGGTGTAGTTACTGGTTGGCTTAATTTGCACACAGTTATACCAGATGTTTCGGCGCATGTAACGTATACATTATCCTCCGAATCCACTGCAACTCCCGTACCATCGTATCCGGTAAGAGCCCATAGTTGATTCCCGGCAGCATCTAGTTTGCGAATACTCACTGCGTCATAATGGTACACTACGTACACGTTGCCATGTGAATCTGCCGCAATCCCACGAGGATACCCTACATCATATTTTGCCCACACTTGGCCCCCGTAACTAGCATAAAGCTTGCGCACAGTTATTATTGCACCCGTAATGTCAGAGTCGTAGATAACGTAAACGAAAGTACCTGAAGGATCAACGGCAATATCGTAGGCACGCTGCGCGTCAGATGACACCCAAATTTGGTTACCAGTTGAATAATTTAACTTTCTTACGTTGGTGTAGCCTGCGTTACCGTAGTATGCTACATATGCGTTGCCTATTGAGTCTACTGCAATACCATAAGGATATGCAACGTCAGACGATGCCCAAATTTGATTGCCTGAAGCGTCTAATTTGCGTACGCCTGTAACACCTACCACGTTGCAGTAAGCTACATACACACTACCTGCTGGACCTACAGCAATACCAATAGCACCCGGCACGTCGGATAGTGCCCACAGCTCTACCCCATAAGGGTCTAATTTACGCACGGAGGTTGTACCGACGGAACTATAATAAGCTACACAAACGTTGTCTAGTGAATCTACTGCAATATCACGAGCGTATCCTATGTCGGACAGTGCCCACAACTCCACTCCATTGGGATCTAATTTACGTACAGATGTAGTACCTACTGCATTATAATAGGCTACGTACGAGTTGCCTATTGAATCTACAGCAATGTTAATTGCATTTGGTACGTCGGATGATGTCCACACTTGTTGGTCAAGCTCGGATAAATTAACAGAACTAATGGAGTCGCCAATCTTGTACTTCTTATTATTGCCTGTTCGTTCGTTTACCGCAGCTAATCCAACAATCATACCATTGTCGAAATCCACAGTCATGACTCAGCCTCCCTACTAGGATATTATTTCATAGCTCCGAGTCCCGTTCGGCTGCTTACTTACTAATTCAAGACTAGTAGATAAAATTGTGTCCCCCACCGCGTAATCGCCGATCTGGCCTCCGTATCCCATACCAAGCTCGAGCCCTAAGATAAAGCCGGCATCGAAGTCCAGTAGATTATTTTTATTGGTGTTTATTATGGGATTTGCAGTAACTGAGCCTGCGCCTTGTGCGGTACCCGTGATTGGTGTATTGATTACCTCAACCAGTGTAGCCGTGGCTGATACGGTGGTCGTAGTTAGTGCATCTCCATGTATCAGTGTTACACCTTTTGCAATACAAGTACAAAATACTGCGCCAGATATACTAACGAAATTCGGATTTATCAATTTCGCACCCAGACCAACCACAGAACTACTACTAACTACACTACCTGTCAGATGAATTGTGACTATGTCTATTGTTAGACTAGTCTCTGCGGTTATACTCCCGGTGCCTATCACATCGCCAGATACTTGCACCTTGACTACTGTTAACAAATTGGTATTCGCGGTTACGCTTCCATTACCAGTTGAGTTCCCAACTATATATACGATCATGGTTCACACCAACCTTAGTCCAGGGTTACGGTTAATTGACCAACTAGAAACTGTAATTGTGTATCTGTGCCCACGGCTTGGGGTCCACTAAGTGTCCCGGAAAACCACAGATTACCTCCGGTTAACGCGGAAACTATACCAAAATGTGTAACAGTTCCCCAATCCGCAGTAGCCACCGGAAAACTTACAATTGCTGCGTTAGAGGTAACTCCATTAGTAGGTGCCGCAAACGTACAGGTTTGCCTAGCATAGCTCCCGCCGGTTACTTCCGTCCCTGTGTTTGCGTCCATAGGATCAGAGGTATAAAGGGCGATATAACGTGAGGATGGTGAACTAAACGACGTACCGCGCAGAACATGGTTAATTAAAGTCGTCTCCAGATAATCACTCATTGACATAATTTATTCACCTCTAAAAATTTAGTATGATACCGATATAGTTCTGCCCAAATCACTACTCATTGCTATAATTCTACCCCCACCATCCTTTGTCCAAGTCCAAGTTTCGGCGTTACCGTCTTTTGTGATAACTACTCCGGCATCGGCAGGAGAATGAACAATAACCGTGTCTGTTGCTTGACTACCTCCACTGCCACCCTCAGGTATTAAATTTGTGATACCATCAGGATGTATCCAACCATAAGGCACTCCGGTGTTATCATTTTTATAAAAGTACACCCCGCCATCCTCTAGAGCCTGAATATACCCTCCACCAGTTGGCCCGCCAGGTTTGAGGCGTATTGACGCTTGCTGCCCAGTAGCTGCACTTGTGTCATAGGCTGTATCTATTTTTCCGCCATGCTCTCCCATCTCAAGAACTGCTGCATCATTTAACCCTATAATCTTACCGGCTTTGATCAAAAGTCCTTCGATAGTAGCTCCAGCAAGTAGTTGAGCCATGATCGTAGGACTATATAGGCCAGTAGCCGATATATGAGTCAAATATCCTTCAAGACTTGATATGTCATTAATGTCTGGGTTCCAGTTTATATCCTTAGCCCCAACATCCTCTGCAGTTGGAGGATTAATAGCGTTCCAATCAATGACTGACCCCTCTAACATTTGCACAACAGCAGATATTAAGAGCTTGCGAGTTACACCATCCAACTTTAATATTGGCAATCCCGCTTCATCAGTCATTTCAATAGTATCGCTATTGAGAATAAGCTTTCCAGATCCATCTGACTTTTCAATTTCTATACCCTTAGCCTTACCAATAGTTATCCCATAATATGGTTGATCCTCTATAAGATAAGCTTCCGTTAGAGTACTAAGTTTTAAGTTATCGCAATATAAAGGACTTGTAATACCATGTGTAATAATCTGCATAGTAATAGTATCCATATTGACTGTATCTCTGATATGAATTACCGCATTTGTGCGCAGCCAAGACCAACCATTGTCCGTAATTATAGTACGTGCAGTTAACTGTCCTAGGGGGATCCAAGATACATCGGGATTACTGCCATCACTAAATAGTGCAGTAACTTTAACTAGAGCTTTAGCTGGGGTAAGTATTTCAGTGGAGTATGTATCAATCTGTAACTGAAGTGTCTCAGGTGTTACTGATATGGCTTCAATAGTTTGTGACATTGAGGCATTTGCATTCATGCAGAAGCATTTAGAATCATCTGTGCCGGCAGCATATATGGTAACAATACCAGTTGTAATCCAATTAGTAAGATCAGTGATGGCACTAGGATTACGTAATAAATTGATGGACTCAGTCAATGTGTTCACCACCTTAATCTAGATCAAATTGGCTCTTGTAGATAGACTGGCAGATAATCCTCCATCAAAGCCTATCTTAGAGCTAATGATGGTGAAGTTTCCCGGAGGTATTGCATCTATTATACTACTTATGTTCACTACATCCAATAACTCCACAGCGGGATTACATCGCACATCCACGAGCAACTTAGCCCGAGGATCCTGCACTATATCCATAATATTACTAATATACGAAGTGGCTTCCGTTTCCGATTGAATTAACTCCGAATCAATAGTAAGTGTTTGTGCATCTCCGGTACCCATTGTTTGTGTAACAGCTGAGGTAGTATTGGATATAACGCTACCGTATATATTAATAGACACAGTACTCAATACCGAAGAGGACAATGTTAATGTAAGTGCCCAAGGACTCCACGAAAAATCCACTATTTGCACGTCTTGCGTCCCCGCGATAACTATTTGATTTACTGCCGCAATCGGCCCATCTTGGAACATAATATCATTAATTACTGTGTTGCCAATAGGTACTATAATATCCGTCAATTGTGCTACAATTGTTGCCTCTTGCACAGTATGCATTGCGTAGTTTACTACTATTCCAGTAATGACACTACGGTTCAGTTGAGGATTATCAATCTGGGTAAGGTTACTATGGGTAAATGTTGCTACAGAAGCCCCGGTTTGTATTAGGGGCTTGACCGAAATAGAATCTAATCGAGATACAAATACACAACAATTACCTGCAATAACTAATTTCTGTAAAGCATTACCAAATGTACCCATTGGAATATATCCATAGGGCACAGGCAGGTCTAAGGAGGGATCAATAAAATAATCAGTAATTCCCATTGCTTCAAACAATTGAGCAAATAGCCCCGCAATTGTTGTATTGAGAGATAGGGACATTTTTGGAATTGTTTTAGAGGATAATCCATAAATGCGATCATATCCTACTAGTGTTGCTACAGTTCTTGTAGAGGGTGCACTCCAATCGCCAGAAAAGAATTTTCCTAAAGGTACATACTCGAACTGGGATGAATCTACTTCAACACCCACATATGGACTAAATACTATTTCATCCTTTAGTAGTCCATAGAAGGCACTAGATGTATTGCGCGCCACAAATCTGTTACCTGCATTAGATAAATCAATTACGCATTCATTTGAACTTACAGAACCCGCCGGATGAAATGTTTCCGAGGATGTTTCTTCCAAGAGATCAATATTTATAATATCATATCCCTCAAATATAACCGTCGAAATCAATCCAAATTGCATAATGCGTGCAGTGTTACTACTTGGGGCAATCTTAGTTATAGTAACGCGCACTTGTTCTGTTAATTTAGCTACTGTAGTAATACTCCATTCATACTTAGTATTATCAACTACATCTGAGACAGTTTCCCAAATTCCCGCCACTTTACGTTCAACTAGAAAATTAATGGGATAGTACCCGGGGATACCAATTAACCAAAAGTTACCTCCCAGGAGAGGTGTATTATACGTAACAATTAGAATTTCGGGAGTAGCAAATACACCATCTACACTAGCTACCTGACTACCCCACCAACCCTTTTGGGGGGCATTTAACGAATTCGGAAGATGCCCCACACAAGAATAATCTGTTGCATGTATTCGCCCATTACACACCTGGTCCGGAGCAGTAGAAGCGTCTTGTTGCGAAGTGGCCGTAGCTGTCGCAAATGGTAAAGATTGCTCCCCCAAAAAATGCATTATCACAGCACCTTTAACACTTCTGGAATCACTATCCACTGCCGCGCGAAATGCTGCAGATACACTAAGCACATTAATTCCTCCTTACTGCTCAATAAGATCAAATTTAAAATCTTTCCAATACCATACACCCTCTGTACGAAAACGTTTACGTGTAATATCTCCTACATACATAGTTTTGAGACGGGCCACCCCATCATCGTCATTATATTCCACGGTGAAGAACATATCCGTCCCGTATATGATGTTTTTTATTAGTACCAGTTCTGCTCCGGATATAACATTATACACAAGAAGTAGTTTTACCTTCTTGGCAATAAGATCCAACCTCATAGTGGCATCAGCTGTACGACTAGCTTTGGTTACATTGTACTCTTGAATATCACAATCAGATGGGGGTTTGATAGCAATGCCGTTAATGCGAATATTCATTCCTTCCGTCATTAACTTACCCCCCTTACTTGTTCGTTGAGTCTCACGGAACGCAACCTACGTTCCAATTCCGTGTAACTTCGCGTATCTCCAATCAACATTCCCACCTGTAGGACAATCTCACCTTTATTCGCACCAGCTCCCAAGATATCTAACCGCTGCACAATAGCATCTGCCAAAGCATTAGCTATAGTGGTAGCACCACCCCCACTAAGAGGAACAACCCCTTCTGGGCGATTGGCTTCGGATACCCGCACAATCTGATCACGAGTAACTACTCCGCCACGAGCCAGGTGGGCTATGGGCGGCACGTAGGGAACCCCGATGGTTCCACCGCCATACACGGACCCATTCGGCATCGTTATAGAAGGTGTTTCAAATGATAATTTGTTCCACAAGCCAGTGAATTTGTTGATAAGATCGATAACACTGTTAATAGAGCCTTTAATCACTTGCCCAATACCATCCCACTTCGCTTTTGCCGCAACCTTTAAGCTGTCCCAAACGTCCGAAATGCGATCTTTGATGCCCTGCCACTTATCTACTACCACTGTCTTAGTCTTGTCAATCTCCGATGCAGCAGCAGTCTTTACATTTGTGAAAGTAGTAACTACTGTTAACAGTAACACGGCAAAAGCCCCAGCCGCTAATTCTGCGGGTAAGAGCATAAAGGCTAAAACAATTGCAGCAACTGTTGCTACTACAATAGCTACAGTTTTTACTTGCCCACTTGCGAAAAAATCTGTTATATCTTCCCAGGTATCACTAACTCTCTTCTTCATATCCACTTTCCACTGTTCCACGATCTTGCCTAGTGAGGCTGCCCATCCTGCTACTATGTCTATACCATCGGTAACCCACATGGCTAGTTCTGCTTGTGTGTCTGCCGACCAATCACTAATAGACTTAAGTGCCCCGGCTAGAGCGAGTCCTAAAACAACTCCTAGATTTAATCCCCAATCACTTATGGATTTTACTCCATCAATAGTCCATTGTCCTAGTATTGCTCCAGTCTGTGTAGCCCAACCACTGATAGGTTTGACCCCGTTAACCCACCAACCATCCAACAACGTGTTAAAATCATTTGCCCAGCCTTGTACCGTCTGTGTACCGGTTTGACGCCAACCCTCAAGAATTCTACCCGCTTCACCTACCCAATCTTCTAAAAGTCGTCTGGCTTTCTCTAATACGGGTGCTGGATCTGTGTCCATGTCGGGCAATCTCGGTATTATGGGAGGGGGTATAATGGGTACAGGAAAATGCAATACAGGTAGCGTGGGTATAATAGGAAGAATAGGGGGTGGTAAAATTGGAGGAGGTAGTGTTATGGGACTTGTGCTTCCTGTTGGAGGGATATCCACATGAGGAATTGTAATATCAGGTAAATTTGGAACCTTGATGTCGGGTATCTTTAAACCGCCGCCTCCGCCGTCACCGTTGGGATCCTCGATTTGGAACACTTCATCAAAAGCTAGGATGTTATCCTGCACTTTTTTACCTGCTTTTTCTGCTGAATCACCAAACTCGTCCCAAGCATCTCCACCTTCAATAATCTTCTCATTGAAGATATCTTGTTGCCCCAGTGTAGCATCATCGGTTAACGCAAATGAATCACCATTCATTCCCATAAGTCCCATCATCTGCTTCATTACACGATCTAACCAAGCACTTACAGTAGCTGAGGACATTGCCAAACCTAATAAAGCCGCCGAAATAAGCATGATAACAGCTGTAACAGGATTCTTGGTCATAGCAATATATAAAACAGATATCGTTTTACTGAGTAACATAACTGCTCCTGCTACGGCTTTAGCAATCCCTAAAACTCTGATGGCCCATGACAGATGCAGAATCATAGCCGTTGCCGCCCCGGCACTCATTAAGGCAAGAATAGCCATACCTAAATACTTGACCCCAGGAACACTATGTGATGCCCAATAGGCCAGTCTGGAGATTGCATTAGTTACTGAAGCAACAACGGGTAAAAGTAATGCCAATCCGCGAAATATGAATTCATTCAAGGCACTGGCCGCTGGGCCAAAAGCTGCCACCAAACGTTTTACGTTATTAGTAATATTACCGATACTGGTAAATACAATACGTGCAGTGGCCTGCAATTTTGGAGGAAACAGGGCATCTATGATTCCTCCTGTCCCGAACTTCCTACCTTCCATACGCACACGCTCAAGACCATCAGCAACTTTCGTTACAAAAGCGTTATATGAGGCCATAGGAGTCTTAAGAAGGTCCCGACTGATAAATAATAGATTGTCTTTAATAGTGCTAACTAAACCTAGAGTAGTTTTCTGAATTGCATCTGCTGCCCCACCATAACGTTTTTCGATACCCGTCATCAGAGCCGCTAGAGCCACTTCTCCGGGAATTGCTTGTTTTCCTATATTTTGTATCTGCTCTGCGGTAAGACCTAACTCTTCTTGCAGTATCTTATTTGCAGGAATACCTGCTAGAATCAATTCCCTTATCTCTCTGGCAGATGTCTTACTGGAGTTCTTAATTTGTCCTAAAGTGATAGTCATGCGCGAAAGTAGTAAAGGATCCTGATTACCACTCAAGGCCATAACGTCAGCCAAACTACGTAAAACAGGTATTACATTCTTTGCTTCAAAACCCATAGCCTGTAAACGTCTGGCACCTCTAGTAGCATCTTCCATACTGAAGGGAGTCTTAGCCGCAAAATCTTCCATGGCCCCAATAAATTGTGTGGATTTTTGGGCACTGCCCATCATAAATTCAAATGATACAGCCGCTTGCTCCATCATTAAGCTGAAATGTACTACCTCGTCAGTAGCTTCACGTATTGATCTGATCAAACCGTAAAAAGCTTGAGAGATGAGAATACCTGTGATGATTCTACTAATGTCTTTCATATAACCGGAAACATTTTGACTCATTCTTCTTGCTGCCCGATCAGTTTCACTTAAAGCTGCTTGGGGCCCAGTACCAAATGAACTAGACATCGCACTACCGGCATTTCGTGACGCTGTTACTGCTACATTTAGTCCCGCAGAAAATTGGGTAGTACGAAGGGAGAGATCTGCAAATAAGTCAGCAACATGACCACTCATTTCTTATCCCTCCCTTCTAAAATAGCACTTGATCAATAAAGTGTTGCACTTTTTTGGGTTGCACTTTCTCCTTATCAGGATTATTTACCTCCCCATGAATCTTGGTTAAAACACTCAACTTTCGTGGGGTGCAATTCCAAAACTCTGTATCGGATAAGTGCAGAACGACTTTTCCCATGTAGTATAAATAGGACCAATCCCAGCCGTCATCAATAGGCATCTTATCTTCTATTGTGACGGCGTCTAGTTTCCCTCCAGAGCTCCCGACACTTGGGCGACAGATATCGTTGTGACATCTTCAGCTGCTGGCAAAGCTCCAGTCATTGCTTCGGTGAGACTTGCGGACAATTCGGCCAGATCGCTTATTCCAATCATTGCGCCTACTTGTTTTTCTGTAAGAGTTTCTTCTTCATGGATTAATCCACACCATAATAATGTTCTGATACCTTTAATGGTACCACTTTGTAACACTTGCATAGCTTTATCTACAGAACCATAACGTTCCTCTAGCTCAGCAAAAGAATTCAAGTCGAACTTGAGAGTACGCGGTTTATCCAATTCAACCCGCACACCTTTATTTCTTACGGATGCCACATTACTCATTTTTAAATTTCATCCCTTCATACTAAATAATGGGGGGGGGGGACTGCTTAACATATTAAGCAGTCGTGAAGGAAACCAGTTTAGCCGTAGCCAAGTGATTACCCGCCCTATCTTGTATACTGGAAGAGGCAGCTGCCCAATATTTGGATGCAGCAGATAGGTTAACAGTAGGATCAAACGTCACTTGCGTGTAGGCCGCGTTAACAGTAAGAGCACCCGCTACAGCAGAATTATCTGCATCCTTGAATACAAAGAAATTATCAGAATTCACGGAGGAAGGTAATATGGCCTCATCGAAATTCCAAACCATATTACTCGTCACTGCTACTCCAACTGCGGCGTTAACGGGCACTGTAGTAGCTATAGTAGGCGGTGTAGTATCTGCAGTACCCTCGACGGCACTAAACCAAGCAGTTCCCATAGAAGCTACATAATCCGCGGCATCCTCATCAGTGGTCTTTTGCCACAAGTCATCTCCATCACGCTTAACGAAGTTTCCCTTGATGGAGGGTGTTTGAAAGGCCAACTTGTCAGATTTTGTAGCCCCTTTTTGCTCAGGAGCTGCAAATTTACCTTTCACAAGCCACACAAAACGATATTTACCATTAGATTTTAGTGATTGGAATCCAATGGCCACCCAAGGAGGTACATCAGAACTCTTGCGCAGTAATACCCCACCCACAATGGCGTGTCCCAACAAAACCCCCTGCACCTCAAGGGGCAAATCTGCCACTGTTAAGTCTAAAGTAATCTGCCCTAATGTGGATGCTGTTTCCATGGGGCCATCATCCGCAAACAATGTCTCATTAGATGCATTGGGATTAATATCTGCCGTAATAACCCCAGGAATAGCAACTGGGGCACTGTATGTGATTGTGCCCACTTCATCACTAGTTAGTAAGGCGTAGTGTAAATTGTTTAAACCAATAGTAACGCCGTCCATTTATTTACCTCCTTCTTTTTAATCTCCTAATGTAGTGATACCCAAGTTAAATACAAATAAAGTTCGCGCCTGTTTATCCTCTTGAAATTTAATTGGCGTGTGTCTACCATGCATTATACCCCACCGTGTCGGGGTGAGATGTACAAGTTCGTGTTGAGGATTAATCAAGAACTTATACAACCCCCAACTGGTACGCCGGGCATCCTCATAGGTATTAGCACGTACAATTACTTGCACGGATCTATCTGTAGCCCCTATACCCACACTACCCGGAGATCCAATATACTCAGAAAGAACGATAACGGTATCGGGAGAGTCGGGAATTTTGTCACGAAATAAATCCACCCCATCGGCTACCGCAAGTTCTCCGGCTATTAAGTATTCCTCAATGTCCTTAAGCAAGTCTGACACGTGGGCGTTCTCCTTCCCCTCTCTTTAACGTAAAAGTGCCCTTCTAAGCGCTGCTGCGATAGTGGGTTCAAACTTCGGAATATATTGAAGTATCGGACCTTCAAAGAATTTGGCATTACCCTTAGGATGATGTATGTCAAGGCGTTCGTGTACCTGCATGATGTAACTTGACACAGTCTTACCCGATTTAGTATTTAATCGAGAACCATCATAACCGATACGCACTCTGGCATCAGCCCCCGCATTACGTGCATCCACAAAGCCCGCAGCAGCTAATGCTCCTGTGTCTTCAGGTACCTGGGAATGACTGTTCGCCATAATCTCTTCAGCTTGCTCCCTTATGGACAAACCTCCCTCAATCTGCCCCTGACGTAATTTACGTAGAAGCTGCTGTTCGAAGTTTGCTATGGAAGCAAAGTCAAATGTTAAATTGGCCATCAGATGAATACCTCCACTATTTCTATGTTACCTAGATCATCATAATACGGCACAATAGATATAATAGGATATCTGTGACTATCAATATATACGAAGTCCTTTAGATGTATCAATGAAGTGCCATCCATACAAAGAATCTTCGTACATATTATTTCCTCACCATTCTTATTACGTACTAATCGGGAACCTCCTCCATAAGAGTAACAATACAAATCAATCGAAGCGCCCAAAGTAGGATCTCCGGCACCATCTTGTGTCTGGTGTGCACGTACCTGTATAACCTGCTTCATCCAACTCTTTAATGTAATATCCATTACACACCTACTCCGTCATCATATCGCGACTAAAGATCGGTTGCTTGATCTCAGTACTGAGTACTGCAACTACTTCCTCCGCCAGAGATAATCCTCCCGCGGTAGGGGCATTAAAGGCACAGGCACGTTTTCGAAATTTACGTGCCTCACGGCTGTAATGTTCGTATTTTTGTGCGTACGACTTTGTTTGAGGCCCTAGTTTACTATCGCACAAACGTGCAAATTTAGATGCAATTGCCTCACAACAACGTGCAGCGGTACCCAGATCACCCGATTCCAAGGCATCTGAAGCTATAATTTCTTCGTCCGTAAGCAGTGGATCCGCTTCGATTGTATCACCTATGGTAAATCGTATAAAATCTTTTACGCTACTGGATGGGTCACCACTGTACGTCCAAGTCATGTGACCACCTCCTACTTCTTGCCAGTCTTACTTGGAGGTACTACTGTCGCAAGTTTAGTCTGTGCAATGGGAGGGGAGACACTTTTCGGTGCCTCCGCCTCCACAATTAATTCCTTTTGGATTTCTTGAGTTTCTTGGGTTCCTTCTTGGGCATCTTGAGCACCTTGGGTATCTTTAACTTTGTTCAAAAATTGCGTTCTGTACATAGTCGCAGTATGTCCCTCAGGAATCAATTGGCCCTCCTTATATCGTTTACCCCGATAAAGAAAATCATGATTAACCCTAAACATTATGCCACACAAGAAGCAAAATACGTACCGAGATCAGTGGCTACGACTTTCATGTCATAGGCCATTTCACCCTCAATACGTTCAGTGCCTGCACCTAACCAAGGCATTTCAATACGACCAATGTTACCCCCATAAGCATTGGCACCCTTGAGTCCGGTCCATGCGAATGTATATCCGGCAGTAGCAGTCTTCAATGCGGGTCTTGGCGCACTATATGCAAGTAAAGCACCCTTACCCAAGATGAAGGAGTTGGATTCTGCAGCACCCTTTGCTGCACTGTTCTTAACTGCCCAAGCAATGACTACTCGCTCAACGTCAAATAGGGTGGCTAGAAGTTCTGCCGTTACAATGCCCTTTTGTGTATAACGGATACGATCAAGGATGTCATTGTGGTTCTTCAAAGCTTCATAGACTTGCGCACCAAGAACAAGTATATTCGGACGTTGTCCGGTGAGACCGGCCATATCTGTCTTATATTTTGAGAAGTCTTGAATTGGGGTTGATGCAGGATCATTCCACTGCTTAACTTCCCCAGGTCCCGGAACTCCTGCGACTCCGATGACATCGGTGCCCCATACACCTGCTTTGAAATAGGTATTTGCCCACTGCACTTCTTTTTTGAGAAGCAACTTACCCGTAACAAATTCAGTGGCATCTTGGTCTGCGTTAAGAGGTGTATCAGTATTTGTACGATCTTCGTCAGTGACATCTTTATGGTAGGCATACTTCTTACAGAAGTAATTAGGCGTATTATCAATGTCATAATCGCCTCCAGCTGATTCGGTGGCGGGCCCACGCTCTTCAGCTTCATCCCGGAACCAATCATCCCGATTATACTTGAAATAGCGATCCGATTGTTTTTGTACTCCCACCACAGGAAATACTTGATGCGCCACGAAGGAATCGGCACTCTGGATATAAGCCACGCTGATATTGGTTAACGCTCTGTCTATATGCACTTGGGATTTTGTTGGCATTTATTTCACTCCCCTCAAATTTCTATTATTGTTGCACCACAATGAGTAAAGTACCTTCGCCCTCTACGAAAGCCGTAGTAGCAGAAGCCACTACACTGATTTTATTAACCGCAGTAAAAGTATTGAGCGCTGTAATTGCAGAACCCGCAATGACTTTACCCAAGGGAGTGCATGCCGCCGAAGTCAGCGCAATAACGCCCCCAGTAACGGCTGCTGCCTCGATCTCTAAACCCAAAGTAGCTAATTTTGCCCCCGTAGTCACTGGATCAGTTACAAGAAATTTAACGCTGACAATTTTCCCCGCAAATCCCGGAATATAATCCGTCACAATATCCCCATTGGCCACTTTGGGCAACTTTATAGGAATAGCTATAACTTGATATTGCGCAGCAGCTACCCCACCCAACAGAGCTTTGTGCTTAGTGTCAGCCGCCCCAGATTCCATAGCTCTGGCTACCCCAATAGCGGGAGCAACTGCCACGACAAATTTACCATTAGCATCGGTAGCTAATGGATCGCCCGCAGTAACTGCTGCGCCAAAAATTAATCCCATCTGCCCCGTTTTAACTACCGTAACAGTCTCATCAGCTTTTCCCGCGTAACGAAGAATACCATCGATAGCCACTCCTGCCCCCGCAAGCGCAATCTTACCAGCGGCCGTAAGCACTACACCAAAACCCTCTTTACCCGTAAGATCCGCTGCAGCTATACCCGTAAAACTTTGTCTGGGAATTTCGTATGCCATTGGATTATTCCTCCCCTCTTAACTCTTTTTGGTAGTTGTTATAAAGTTCAGGGTTCTCTCTACAAGCTTTTACAAAACCCTGCTCTATAGTGATATTATCCCGTTTGGCGATCTCAGACGCCTTGGCGTCGAGCGCCTCCATGGACGTACCAGTTGTGGGGGACCCGGCGGAGCCGAGGTCTTTAAAAATTAGGCTCGATTCCATTGCCGCGTTAACGGCACCCAATACCGACTCAATCTGGGCAAAAGCCTCAGGTACTGCCTTTGAAACAGCCATAAGTACTTTGCCAAACTCTTCAGCCTTCACTGGGATCTTGTCGAAGGCCTTGGCTTTGGCCACAAAACTAGCTATCTCCGCGGCGTCTTGAATCTTTTGAGCCTCAGCAAGTGCCTTTGCAGCAGCTGCCTGATCGGCAACATACCTTACACGCACGGCTTCGGGAAGACCTGCTAAGAAATCTGCATCTGATAGAGTGGCTACTGGGGTAGGGACTGCAGCTAAGGCAGCTTGTGCAACGCCTAGATCTGCTTGAGCTTGTACTAATTGGGCCGTAAGTGCTTCGTTACTTGCCGCCATGTGTGCGGTAATTATTGCTTGCTGATCTACTGGCAAGCTCGTGAATAGTGCATTAAAATCCATTGGAATATTCTCCTCCCTTTTTGGTGTATTCTCTATCCCAGGCTTTAATGTGGCCTTAGGAAGCTTAGCAAGTAGTTGGGCCACATTTTTCATCTTCTCGATTGACATCGATTGATTACTAAAAGTAATGGTATCATGGGTAATAGAAGCAGCTATCGGTTTCGCTTCGGTAATCTTATCGGCGAGACCGTAGGCCACACACTCATCGGCAGTTAACCATGTTTCTGCCTCTAGAAGTGCCACAAGCTCAACCCGACTTAGGTTACAACGTTCCTCATAAGCGGCAATGATAGTCTCCCCAATTTTGTCGAGGTCATCAGCCATCTTACGAAAGTCTTCCGCATTACCTTGAGCCCGAGTTGAAGCTCTGTGTATCATCATCATGGCATTGGAAGGCATATATAATGTGTCTGCTGCCATAGCAATAACAGAAGCAATGGACGCTGCTAATCCATCCACATACACATTTACATGAGCTTTATGCCTCTTAAGCATATTGTGAATAGCTTGCCCAGCAAATACTTCTCCTCCGCCACTGTTAATATAAACGTTAAGCACGTTTATATCCCCCAGACCCGCTAAATCCTTCTTGAACTGTTTTGGGGTAATACTGTCACTCCACCAAGATTCAGCACTTGCTATCTGTCCATAGAGATAAAGTTCTCCTTCGCCCTTAGTAGTGGCGTTCTTGATTTCCCAGAATCGTTTGGTCATTTACTTACCTCCCCTCTTCTTCTTGGTGTCGTTAGATTCACCCTCGTTAGATTCTCCCGGACCGTTACCGGTACCATTGGGGCTACCTCCAAGACCACTACTATTACCCAAGTCACTACCTGTTTTGGGAGATTTATCTGTCTTTTTAGGTAAACTTGCCAATCCCCGAAGATAGTTTTCCAAGTCTTCATCAGGAAATAGGGGCATCTTGGCTCCTGCAAGCACTTGAATAAAGCGTGCCAAGTCGGGAAGATCTGGTGTTTCAACTTCTCCAGATATCATCTTAGGTAATTTAGTTAATCCAGGAAAGGCATTCAATTTAAACAGCCTCGGAACTGCATGTCTATTGAATATGTCTGCCATTGACTCTAGCTGTGCTTCTAAAGCTGTAGCCAAAAGACCCTTCTTTACATCAGCTAGAGCAAAACTACCGACCTTATCGGCACCCAACATAACAATGTCCGCCAAAAGTGTAATCGCTATTCGTTGATCATACCTATTAATAATGGCACTTGTATCAAATTGTCGACTACCCCCTGTAGTAGTTAGTTTAAACTCCCATCCGAAAGGAAGAACAATTCCTTCATTCTGATCTCTACGAACACTTCTCACCAAATTCTCTGCGGCTGCTTTAATCGCTAACATTCGAGGATCTTGAGTACCCCAGATATCCACACCATCAGGCACTGTAATCATTGGTAATCCAGCTAAATCCCGCTCAATTCCAATACCCTCAATCTCCTCAATATGCTTTTTGAAGTACCACGGACGATAGGCATTACGCAAGATTGATTTACCTTCAGGATTGTTATTCTCAATCTTCGTACGGAATAATAAGGATTTTTCTAGCGGGATTATTCGCTGTTTTGCATCTGTGATGGCGTGTTGAATCATACCAGTAACGTCTTGGTCACCCGCCTCGTCAAATAGCCAACCACTCATACTCAATTGTGAACGTCCCGCAATCTTACGCCATCCGATACGATTGTCTGTATACTGACTACGCCGCATAGGATCGCGTGTGTCTCCTCCTCGATACTTGTATACAATCTCATGGTAAGACCAACCGTATACCAAGAACGAAAGAATCTCCGTTATTGTATCCGACCACGTATTACTCATGTCATCCATACACTCAGCTAGGAATTGTGCAGCCTCTTTATCTACTAGGGAATCGCTGGCCGGTTCTACACGCCAAACAGCTTTCCTAATTAACATCTCCGCCGTAAACATAATAGCGCCAACGACGGGATCATTGTAGGACATTTCCCGGTATATCTTTCCGGCTCGCGGCCATCTAAGTTGTGGGAGAAAATCCTCCATTACTTGATTACCAAAACGAGATAATCCTGATATACCCAATTCACCAAATCTCTCGTTGTTCCTCGGGCTTTCCGCCGAATCCACCACTGGTACGTCTGGTGCATTTTTCAAATATGATCACCTCCTCTCTAGTGGGCAATTCTTCGTACTTACCTTACTATTTTGTCAAATTAAACAGTCGTATATAAGGTCCCTGGAGTTTGTGGAGTTGCTAAAATCATATTCACTTCAGTCTGGTTAATGTATTTAGGGCAATACGACTGCACCTTAGCAGCATCGATTTTAGCCATAATCCACATGTTCAAAATAAATCCATACATATTTATCACTCCCTTACATCATTAACGACATGTCCATCAGGATCATGATGGCGTCCTCAGTGGCACTGACCCTCTCGGCAGTAACCTGAACCTCGGGTTTCACAGGTATAGTGTTAGTAATTGCTTCGGTAATCTCATCCGCGGTAAAGATGAAGCAGTTTTGTTCTAGAGTATACGTGCGTTCCACCGTTTCTTCGATCATAATAGCCTCATGGTCTTCCCACTCAATAGGAACTTCGGAAGTGGGGGTTATCGTATCGTAGATAGGTACTTCAACTTCTTCTTTTTTCGCAGTTCCATCCGGCTGAATAACATCCTGGAGCTCAGTAGTTGTTTGATCCGTACTTACTCTGTAGGTGTTCACCTGTGATGCATAGACCGTTACTGTGCGCGCTTCAGTGGTTTCAGTGTAACTTTCCCGGGCAAATTCGTTGTTAACGATATCCTTTTTGTAAAGCAGTTCACCCTGCCCGTTAACCTTCTGAACCATGTTACCAGTGAGTTCTGTAACTGTCTTCTGAAGGTTAACCGGATAGGGAATCTCTAAAGATAATTCAAATGGTAAAGGGTCCCGGTCATAACCTTTGATCTGTTCAGTTACGCGGTCATAGACAACGTTTTTCATTTTAGGCCTCCTTTAACTCTTCCTCAACGCGTTTAAGCATCGTCCAAGTTTTACAGGCACAATCGGCGCATTTTTCTTCTGTTGGTGCCACTCTACACTCCCAACATGATCGCCCTATTAGAATGTCATCCCTTAATAATACAAGTTCATCTTTCGTGAACATGTTTAATTCCTCCTTATAAGGGGCTATATTTCAAGCCCCGCTTAATTTTACTTACCGTGCTCATAGTCATAATAAAGAGTGTGAAATACTCCGTCTTTATCTGTAATATAACTTTCTTGACATTCTTTACAGACAAATTCGACGTAATTACCCTTTACTATGATTTCAAAGCGTTCTTTATTACCACAGTCGGTACATTCCAGTTTAACCTCAATCAAAATATAACCTCCTTAGATTGAGTTGTTGGTAGTTATGATCTTACCCGTTGTCTTATCAACAAGTCCCATCGGAATCAGCTCACCAGACTTCCAAGCAGTAGGCGTGTTAACTCCTGCTCTAACAAGACCCTCTGCCTCTTTAGACAGTGGTTTACCCGGTAAACTAACCAGTATACCCACGCCCGTTCCATCAACCGTAAGTCCACCTGTAGCAGAGTACTTACTGAAGATAAGGAGTTTTAGCTCGGAATTATGCAGTACTAAATACCTAGCGATTCCGACCATAGGCTTACTAATTGTTGCTAGGGCGTACTGCTTCCAATAGGCTGTACTAAACCCTGTCGCATTGACAGTTACCTTGCTCCCTACGTTGATATCTTTGGAATCCGGAGCGAACTTAACTACGCTAAATCCTAGTTCTCCGTAGAGATTCAAATTATCCTGCCCCACACGATAAGCTAAGTTCATCCAATGATGAGTTCCCTGCTTATTTCCTACAGCACTTCCTAGATCGGTGATAAGGAATTCTGGAATCTCAGCAAGTATCGTCACATCAGTATTAGCACTAATTGGAATAGGTGCTTCAAGATACTCACTATACGTAGTCAACATAAACTCATTCGAATAAGGGAACAAGGACTGAACTTCCTTAGTCTCCTTCCTTACAAATAAAATTGAACTTAATCCAGCATCTCTTCTAGGATTGCTAGAAGATAAAACATCATATCCTGTTGGTTTTTTGAAGGTTAATTCAATGTTGCAGTAGTCCGTGTAGATGGTGGATGCTGTTACTCCGTCTGATGGGTCTGCATATGCGAGGAAGTGGACGAAGCCGTCTGCGGTGATATAATTTGATATATTTGCTGATGTAGTTAAGATGCTAAGATTTTGAACGGATCCACCAGTATGATTTGTAGTCCCACCCCATAAATTAGCGACAACGTTGAAAACACTGAATTTGGCGTTATTACCAGTCGGAGAACTTCCATATCCGTACCAATTTGATTTTATAGTTGTGTTTTCGATAAGCCATGCTTTCTTATCAATTGCAGGAATTGTACCCATCTTATCTTCTACTATGCGGATTAGGTTGAAGGAGAAGAGTTGTTGGGAGTATTCACCATTTGTACTACTAGATATATTCTTTAAAGTACCATCAAGGGTGGAAATTACAGTATACGATAAATTACCTGTGCCATCAGTATTTTCAAGAGTAAAACTAGTTGGAGTTTTTAAACTACCAATACTAAAACCATAGTAGCCCTTATTAGGATTCTCAACGACACTCCCACTAATCTTCCCTGCAAAATCATCTCTCACATCAACGGTTTGACCTGTTGCTAAACTAAATGAATTCACGATTTTATCCTGAAATTTCAGGTCTAGTGAAGCGTAGTCTACGTTGATGGTTGAGGGGGTTACTCCGTCTGAGGGGTCAGAATAAACAGTATAATGAACAAAACCGTTAACATC